CCTGATGAGTTAAATTGTGTAGTAGTTGCTGATTGATCTTCTGCAAATCTAGTTACCTGAGATGGGCCTATTATCCCACCATTGTCTTTTGCAAAAGATGAAGAGCCTAAGTCTTTAGTTATTGTATTTATGCCTGCCATATTTACTCCTTATATTTTAACCCATTCTTTATTAGACGCATCCCAATAAACTTTAAAATCTCCAAAAACAATATTATCGTTTTCATCTAAAGAATCATCAGGACATTCACCTTCCCAACGAACTTGAGATTCATCCCAATATTTATACACATCTTTTTGATCAGCTGTACCTTCTTTGTAAAAAGTTGTGTTAGGTTCTGCAACTGGTGGGTCATACACTTTTGTAGAAGTATTAAAAACCCAAGATGGAAATGGTTTTGGTTCAATCCATTGATTATATGTATCGCTCCATTCACCACCCATACCAGCTAGAGTTCCAGCTTCATAAGTGCCGTCTTTACTATAAGATTTAAAACTTACTATATCGCCATCTGGACCTGAGCCTACGATGGTTTGACAAAACTTTGCACCCTCTGATTCATTAGGTGCGTTAGAACTATCAACTACAATAATGTTTTTGACTTTGTTGGAAGAATCCAAACAAGCCCAATATGTATCTGCCATATTATAACTCGCTTAAATTAATCTACTAAATCTTCGTATGATATTAAATATTCTAAATCGCCGTTAGCAGATGCTCCGCCTTTAATGATATCAGCTTCTTCTAAATAGAAACCTGTATCTTTACTTATTAAAGCTAATGTAGAATCTGCAGGTACTGAAATAGTTTTTGCAATATGTCTATCATTTGATCCATCTGATCTTACTGTCATTGTAACGTCTGCAGCACTTGATCCATCAATATTAGAAATTAATATAGTATTAATTTTATAAACATGGTCGGATGCGCAAGTTAACAATGCAGTAGTTGTTGTAGTGTCCAATGCTCCAGTAACAACTTTACCGTTGATTGTAGCTACGTTAACTATATTTGGTACAGCCATTGTATATCCTCCTTATTGGTTAACCAAAAACAATAGCCATTGCTATTGCTTTACCTGTTGTGAACAAAGCAGTTTGTCCATCCAACAAATTTAATTCAGTAGCAGTTGATGTAACTAGAGTTCCCCCTAATTTTAAACCACCACTTGATCCGTCGTGTGTAGTAATATCTACAGTTACGTCTCCGTCTCCAGATGCATGACCTGCAATAGCCATACCTTTTGTAACTGTTCCATCTACTTCTGCAACATAAAAGTCTAATCCACCTTCTTCACTACCCGATGTAGCGTCTACTGCTTTACCTTCAATACGCGCAAACTCTTGATTGTTTTGATCTGAGTCATCTGCAAAGAAAGTAATAGTACCAGAAAGGTCGCCATCTACACCAGCTGCACCTCTATCATTTATAAATTTTAAAGATCCTGCTGTTGCGCCATTGTTTGTATTTTCAATGTTAATAAACGGTTGACTTCCTGATGAAGACGAAGCAGTTATGTTACCGCTTGCTGCAAGTGTAGTCGTTTGTAAATTAGCTAATGCGTTGTGTACTTCATCTGATCCGTCTACATAAATAGCCATGTCTTTACCAGCAGGTAAAGTTACTGTTTGAGCAGCAGTACCAGCTTTTAAAGTTAGGATAGAGTCAGAATCGTTAAGTACGAAATATGTTTTTTCTATGTTTGGAAAGGTAATGTTTTGTGTACCACCAGCTGAACCAGTGAATACTAAAACTTTATTACGACCATTTTCATCTGCATAAGATGTTGGTTCTGTTGTAAATGTTAAACTTACCGCTCCTGAAACTGCAACTGTAGCGATACCATCTGAGGCATCCTCCATACGATTCCAGTTATCATTTGTTTGTGCGCCCCAGGTTCCGTCATTCTCACCTGTTGCCATTAATCTTATACCAAGATTACTCCATGTTGATGCCATTGTCTACCTCTACGCTATTCTTAAAATTGCTGTTGAAGCACCCGCTGCAGGAAATTCTACAGTGAACGTACCTCCTGATACAGAAAAGTCTGCACCGAAATCTATAATCATAACAGCGGAGTTACTATCATTTGTATTATAAATGATTGCACCTCTTGTTGTAAACGTAGCACTTGTCCATGATGTATCTGCAAAATCTGTAAATGCTGTTGTTCCTGATGTGGTTGGATCTACATTTGTTAATGTGTTGCCGCCTGATGAATAACCAGTACCAGTTGTTTCGTCTGAGTTACCAGTCACGTCAGAGTAGTTAGTTGTTGCTGCACCGTAAGTACCAGAAATACTAGAATTCGCTTTGAACAACGCTATCTTAAATGTATCAGCTCCATTATTAAAATCATGATCTCCTTCCAGCAACTCTTTTTTAAAAGTTGTAGTTATTGCTGATGTTAAGCCTGCCATATTTTATCCCCTTTTATAAGTTCCCATTTCACCGCTGACAAATTCATCGGTTCGTTTTCTAGTTTGTTCCTGCCCTATGAAGGTTTGTAAAGCTCTATCATATAAAGCTTGATACCTAGATCCTTGGTCAGCAGTTAGTTTCATAAACGTAGCTGCTTCCAACAACGATCCATACAGTAACAAATCAGGAGCATAGTCGCCTAAATAACTATTAGCATTAGAACTACTTAGCCCCGTTGGTAGTATAGTATACCCTATTTCTAGTGTATAGTCAATATCTGCACGAGGAGAAAATAACCATCTCATACCTCTGTCCGAAGCTGAATATGCCCCCTCTCCGTAAAGAGCATAGAACCTTGGAGTGCCTTGTGTACTAACATTCTGTGTAAACTCTCTTACAAATGATTCATCTTTTTCTTGTAAAAATTCACCTGCTAATATTTTTATATATCTTGTAACATATAAATCTTGTGGTATATCTAGAAATCTATTGTTAGATGATAATGTAGTTTCAATAGTCTTACGATAAGCTGATATATCTGCCTCCCTGAATATACGCATTTCTGCAAACTCAATGCATAAATCTATAGGCGCTACACCAGATCCAGTAGCCGCTGTAAACTCAGCAGCATCGTTTTCTAAGAAATCTTGTATTGCTTGTTTAAGTTGTACGTATGTCAGTGCCATTAATCGCCCCAATCTCCTTTACCATATTGTCCTTGTCCATAAGGTGATTCATCTATTACAATGTTGATTATACCTTGTTGAGATGTCATTGTCAATGTATCTTCACTAGCTCCCCATACACCATCATCATAAGCTTGTTCACCCCAACCACCTACTCCTGGAGCTGGTGCACCTAGACCAATTTGTACTTCACCAATGTTTGCTTGAACTTGGTTTTTACTAAATCCAACATCACCCCAAGCATTTTCGCCCCATGAAACACCTGATGGTGTTCTATCATTTTGATCTAGTGGTACATTAAAGTTTAATATTACTCCACCATCTTGATCAACTCCATCACCTAGAATTGCTGAAGTTCCTTCTTGTGATACTACAGCACTTATCATTGGTACTACAGTTCCTTGTTGTGCAGTTGTTGTTACCTCATCTCTAGTGTAAGGGAATGCTCCGTATAAATCTTCACCCCATGAAATAGCAGTCATGTTAGGATCAACTATTACTGGTATAATGACTGTACCTTGTTGAGCTGTTGCTGCTAAACCTTCTGCATTTTCTTGTCCACTTATTTTAACAGTTCCTTGAACTGCAGTAGCTTCTAATCCTTCAGCTTCTTCGGTAGGATTTATTATTACCGTGCCTATTGCAGATGTTCCAGCTAGACCTGATACACTAACAACTTGAGGAACAACAACTTCGTTTGCACCATGTAGTGCAGACATAGCTAAACCTTGTGCCTCTTCTGTTACAGAAATTTGTGGTGGTCTTAAAAATACTCCCGCAGCAAGTGATGCTTTACCATGCAATGGTCCTAATCTTACTGTTGTAGTTTGACCTGCTAAATCATTATCTGTTCTAGGTTTAAATAAAACATTACCCCTAGCACCTTTAATATATTTTTGTGGTTCTAATTGTGGGTGTTTAGGTGTGAACTCTGACTTGTCAACACGCATACCTGTCCACTCGGTACGTGCATTTTTATAAGGTCTTTTAAATCCTGTACGATCATCTATAAAGACCGCATGTTTACCTTTTGCGTATTTAGCCATTTAGTAAACCTGTGGTTGTACGTAGAAACTTACTCTCTCCCTATCCTCATCTTTTGCTTTGGCCCAGTCTTCATCATAAAAAGGTTTTAACACCTGTAGTCTATCAGGAGCTTTTTTCATAGCTAGCTCTACAGCTAAACCACTAATTAAAGCTGGTAAATATCTTTTTGGTATCTGTGGATTTTGTGAATACGTAGCAGATACATCTTCTGGATACTTAATGGTCCAAGTAACAAACTGATAATATGTTTGATCTGGTATTGGCCATAGATAAATTTTATGAGTTGCTGTACCGCTTGATGTGAACTGAGCATTTCTCTCTACAGAAAATTGAACTGGTTTACCTGTATCACTTTTTGTTGGTATTTGTAAATATTCATCAAGACTTATTCTTTCTAAAGAAACATCTTGTGGGCTACTAGTATCGGAGTTATCCCTAATTACTCCATCTAATATGTCAAGATGACTGCCTGCACTTACTGTAATATGATCTTGATCTTTAGTCATAGCTATTGTTTCTAAATTTAATGTAAATAAATTTACACCATCGTTAACCCATTTTGTTAACAATAGATTTAAAGAACGTCTAGCTGTTTTTAAATCATAACCACTTTTAGTTTCTATTCCACAACGCTCATACGCTTCTTGTATTATTTCAGCTGTGTCTAGATTAAAAGTATGTGTGCCAGAAGTGACCATCTAGTCCTCCTATCCCATGAATACTGTTTTAATTAACCAAACAAATTGTGCAAAAACCATAACGCCAACAGTCCATATAATTTTCTGTATACTATTAATTGCTTTTTCCATGTGCCATAAATCGTTACTCTTGATAGTATCTATCTTTTGATTTAACAATTTTAGCTCACCTTTCATTTCGGTAATCTCTAGTTTATTATTTATTTCTTCAGACACGTTACGCTATAAATGATGTAAGACTTTCCATCTTACCTACTTCAAATTTAGCATAAGCACCATTTGGAAATAATACTCCCTCATCTGGAACTGTGATATCTCTAGTTACAGTTGCTGAAGCTACAGTCCCTACTTTCATTAAGTTAGTTCCTGTTGGTGATCCGTCATTAAATTCAACCGTACCAGCTGCTGCATCATTTACAATGTATGCACCTTTTAATCTAATACGTCCTGCAAAAATTACGTCTGCTGCGCTATTGTTTATACCTGCAGAAACATTTCCTGCGGCTGCACCACTAGCAGCAATTTGTGTTACTGTTTTAAAATAACTTGAACCAGTTGCAGTGCCTGTGTCTGCCCCTGTTATAACCTCTGTTTGTGCGTCTCCATTTACGTCTGTGCCTGTAACAGTGAATGTTATACCACTGTCATCACCTGCACTTAAAATAGTGACAATTCTTCCTGAAGATAAAGTTACTGATCCACCATCTGCTAAAGCTCCACCAATAGTTAAGTTTCCTGCCCCACTTACTGAAGCAGCACTAGAAATACCATCGGCGTCTAAAGCGGTAGTATCAGAGATAAACTTTGATCTTACATCTGATTTTCCAACCATGTTAACTCCTTTTAATTGTTATGAGGAGGTTTTTACACCTCCCCATATTATAACATTATCTTTCTACCGCTGCAAATACGTAATCAACTGTCATTGTTTTTGCTGCTGCCGCACCATTCTGAATACCGAAAGAAACAGTTAGTTCTTCGTTATCTGGAATGTTTGTTAAAGTAGTTTGTTCTGCTACTAAAGCTTCGTCAACAAATATTCTAACAGCTCCGTTTCCGCTGTTTGCGTTTGGATCATAATGAAAAGCTACATCTACAAATGTATCATCTGAAATAGTAGCTATTGCTGTGTTGTCTGTTTGTGTTGAATCTTTTTCAATATGAAAATCCAAGTTTGCATCACCATCATCTTTTTGGAAAAAGATGCCATCAGTTGTTGTTAATGGAGATGTATCAGTGATTTGTAATCCCATTACAAAGTCTGATTGTGTTGCATCACTTACTTTAAACTTAGCTTTGAAAAACATATTTTTTCCAGCTACGTATTTAAAAGATTCTCCTTTTAAATTAAAAAAGTCATTATCATCATCTGCATCGTCGTTTGTAATTAATAACGCACCACCAGCTTGTGAAGTAAGCGCTTCTGAAGCGTTACCAGATCCACCTTCTGTTGTAGTGATAGTCCACTCGTCTGCATGATATGTGAAAAAATCGTTTACGTATGAATAATACTTAAACGGGTCTAAGTATGGGTACTCAAATAATGGATTCCCTGGAATCTGATTTGATACTCCATTTCTAAAATGTGTAGTCGGCATAATGAACAGCCCTCCTTTAAGGCCAGTGAGATAAACTCACCATTCATGTTTATGCGAGGGGCACTCGTTAAAATGCCCCCCTAGGTTTTTAGCTTGGGTTTGATGCCCAAATACCACGCCAGTCAGAGAACCCAAAAGAGTATCTCTCTCTAGCTTTGTACCTTACGTTTCCAGTTTCAAAGTCGCCTTCCATAGAAGTAGCGATCCCTGCTCTGTTGAACATTTTCATTCCGTGTGGAGAATCTGTTCTGATGAACCAACGTTTGCTGCCAGTAAATCTGTGGTTTACATGGTATCCACCAGGTAACATACCTTTAGATACTAATGCATTCACGTCATTGTCAGCAGTTGCTGGTCTGTATGGAGACGCTAATAGTCTTTCCGCAACAAATACTAATTGTCTTGGAATGTGTAGAGTCTTACCTTGAAGAGCCACTGGAATGTCTCTATCGTCAGTAAAGCCTGCAATACCAATTAACGCATCTTCCAAAGAAGTTTCTGAAAGTTCCGCTTGTGTAGTGAAAGTATTTGCTTGAGTTGCGCCACTTTGAAGTGGGTGCGCAGTTGACGCTAA